CGGCGAAGCCGCCCCCAACGTCAAAATCCTCGTCCGTGCTGTTGTCGGCTTTCGCTTCTTTTCTGACCAGTTTCCACTCGTCCGGATGGGTGCAGATGGTGTAGCGCTCGCCGAGCGACGGGGCACAAATTCCGTAGATGCGCTGCGGGAATTCGCCGTAGTCGTTGGCCTCATCTGCGGTTTCGTATGCGGTGCGGATCAGGTACAGGTTGCGTGGAATGAGCACGCCGCCCTGACGGTTGATGTAGGTGGCAAAACACCCCACGTCAGCGGCGGCCAGAATGGTGTCAATGTCGTCATGGTCCAGGCGCTTCGGTGATGCGGGGTTACGCTCCATTTGTCCGGCAAGGCGGCGGAGTTCACGCCATACCTGGCGGGGCGGGATACCGAAGAACTGGAACTGCCGGATGCGGTGGAGACTCGCCCAGGCAATGGCGTTTTCCACGGTTTCCGCCATGGTTTTTCCCGATTCTTTATCGGCGTAAGGTTTGCCGGTTTTCGGGTCATTGTCGTGAAAGGTGCTGGCGTCTAGGTTCTTGCCAATATAGGTTGCGATGTAGCTTGCCGGTGTGCCTTTTGCCGGGTCGATTTTTTCGCACTTGAAGCGCGGAGAAATATCATTCCCCAGTTCTGCGCGATCTGATTTGATTGCTGCGTCACGCATGATTTCAATGATGCGTTCTTCATTGTCCGGGGCGGTGAATACCAGCATGTGCCAGTGCGGTGTGCCGTCATGGTGTGGCTCAACGGTGCGCACCCCGTACCAGCTCAGGCCTTCTTTGTTGAGTTTTTTTCTTGCAGCTGCAAAGACGTCGTAAACCAGATAATCACTGGCATCGCGCACGGTGGCACCGTTGTATTTCGGGTTCAGGCTGCCGTCCTCGTTTACGCTGTGAAAGCGGGAAGGGCAGGTCACTGTCACGAAGAACGCGGAGTCACCACGCGATTCGGCGACCTGTTCCATCCCTCTGACGCAGGCCATCATCTCGTTGCGGCGGTTGCGCGGATTCCCCAGCCCTGACCAGTACACGTCCTCCAGGCTCAGGCGTTCACCGTCTTCGTTTTCAATGTCCCAGCTTTTGAGAAAATCACGGGTGCGCTGGCGTTTCTCCCGGAATTCCTGGAGTGACTCATGGCTGATGTAGGGGGATGCCTTGCGCGATACTCTTCCGGCGGCACGCAGTAATTCCTCCCGCCAGAGATCAGCGAGGTGGCGCAGCTGGTTGTTCCACCAGGTGGCGCAGGTGATACGCATTACCGCGCCCGGTACCAGTTCAGGGTCTGGTGCCGTGCGGCGGTCACGTCTGATCTCGAGTGACGGCCAGTATGGTGGGTTCACGCCCAGTTTTATTGCCATGCGCGCCAGCTGCTGGTAAGTCAGCAACCAGGTAAACAGGTTATCGTCGCCTTTTCCTGTCCGCTCAGTAACTTCATCACATATGCGTTCCAGTTCGGTGGAAAATGCCGCCGCCGTTAGTGTGGCAAGGCGCTGAATTTGATCACGGTTGAGTTGTGGCAGCATGAGTAATTCATCAAGGCGATGACGCGCTGCGGTGGCTTTGAATGCCGTCGTGGCGAAGCATTCATTCACCTGTTCGATGCGTTTCAGGCGTGTGCGCAGTCCACGGCGAACGAAGTTATCGGCCACGTGAGTGTTGTTGTTTTTCACGCCTTCATTGCGGGCGCTTTGTTGTTTGCGGTTTAAACGCGCCAGATCACGAATGAGCACGTTGCCAAGAAACGAGGGCAGGGCGCGAAGTTCTGCCATGGCTTCCGATACCACCGTGGGCGGATTCTCGCGTTTGTGCTTCGCCAGTTTTTCCAGTCTGACCCGACGCTCTTCGTCGTGGTGAAGATGCGAATTAATTCGCTTGCCTTCGTCTGTGTTTGTCAGGAAGGAGACGGTTTCTTCATCCAGTCTGGCATCAATGCGAATGTCCTCGTTGATGTAGCTCTGAATGGCCTGGCGTAATGCGGTTGGTTGTGCTCTGCCGAACGTTTCAGGATCGATAACCGGTAGCGGTGCGTTCCACGGGTACGCCAGCTGTGCATTGCGGTCACTCATGCGTCGTACTCCCCGCCAGTGACCTCCTGAAACGCCCGCGGTACAGCACGAGAAGGCGCTGGTATTCACCGATAAAGTCTTCTGCGGTGTATATGCCTTTCACGGCCACGCTGTGGGTTGTCATTTCCAGAACCAGTGCCATCTCTGACGATGACCAACTGATGGCGGTACTGTCGGTGCCGTTGATGTGAAATAAACCAAAGCCATCACCGTCACCTTTCACGTCCACGCGGTAACGACCGTCAACGGTGAAGGAGAAATCCCCGTATGTGGTGATGCTGCGGGCGGCCTGTTTACAGGCGCGGCGGTAGTAGTCGTGCCAGTTGTTCAGGCGGGAAGCCAGCAGGGGATCCACCGCCCACATCCAGTTAAAAAAGTCCTGAATATCTGAAAGTCCCTTAACGCTCTTCATGAGAACCTCCGGTAACAGACGTGCGGAAGCCTCCCGCGCACGGGTGCGGGATGGCTTCAGGATGTGGTTTATCGGTGCTGGTTGATGAGGCTTTGCAGTTCTGCCAGATCTTCGGCGAGATAGCTGAAGACGGCAGCGCAGTAACGGTTTGATAGTGCGTGCGTGCGCTCATGCAGCATGTTGATATGCATGATTTGTGCGACGCGTGTTGCGCGGAAAAGTCTGCGGTTGATTTCAGTCTGGATGTGACGACGCTCAGCGCGGGCGCGCTGTTGCTTGCGGTTTGCCATGGTGTGGCCTCTACGTGTGTAAGTTTTGAAAACTCACCATCCAGAGCTGCGAAACTGTGGGTGGCGAGACGTACGAGGTTCGCAGTACCGGCAAACGCAGAACCCGGCCCGACCGAAGTCGGCCCCGTACGCCCCACCATAATTCGTGTGCGAAAAAGACGTGGCGATACAGTACGCACAAAAAAACCGCTGGCGCGGTTGTGCGCTACGTTTGTCAGCAGGCTGCGAAACCCGGCACCCGTTTTATGAGGTGCAGCGGAAATGTAACCCGACACGACGAGCGCTGGCAAGCGGTTTTTGTGTTGCGTGCTGATGTGGTTAGAATGTTGCGAATTAATATCACCTGGCAACTGGTGATTGTCTGCATACGCGGGGTGTTTCTGATGAGTGATAAGCTCCCTTCTGATTACGAAATTCTTTTTGACCTGTGGTACAGCTACTGGCTTGAACACATGACAAGCCTTCTCCACCGTCGCGCTTCCTTGGTTCTGAGGATTAGCGCTTTCCTTGCGATTGTTGCCGCATTCATTTTTTGCGACAGCGCAACGTTTGTTTTCGCCAGTGTGGTGCTCTTTCTGGTGTGGCAGGTCATGGCTGCCTCTCTTTCTATCAGAGCTGAAAAGGCTGAATGGCAGGCGCTTAGCTATCAAAGACTGATTAGCCAGCGCCACGTGCTCACCCCGGAATGCATGATTGCGCGCCTCTCCTTTGTTGAGGAAAGTGACAGCCCCGTGATGGAGTGCATGATCAACCTTGCCTGGAATAAAGCCTGTGAGACGGTTGGTAGCTCTGCGCGCAATCATGTTTCGATCTCCGGTCGGTTACTCAGTCGCCTGTGCGGCTTTTGATTTGTGAAGCAGCTGCGCGACGGTTTCGCCGGCTGCCCGGTTTTCCGGGAATGACACTGGCATGTTCAGTTTGAGCGCCATTGCGTACTCAGCCCGTGCGCCAGCGGACTCTTCCCATCCATCCAGTAAGTAAATGGCATCGGCACACATGAGCATCGGAATACAAATACTCATGTACTGCTGCTGGCTTAATCCGTCAGGCAGTACGGCAGGATTAAGAACGATGTTTCCGGCGCACCGAAGTTTCAGGTCCTCCACGCAAAATGCCGTCCTGTTGTGTCTTTGCATCCGGTCATGGGACCGGCGATATAAATCACTGCCATGCTTTACCTCCCGTATTGCGTGTTGCTGTCAGCACGCGTACTTCTTCCATGTTCGTGGCGCAGAAGTGCGAACCGTTGATAAGGCGGATGTGATGCATCTCAGGGTGGCGATAACCTCCGGTGCTGATTCCCGGGTTCTTGCGCCAACGCTTCGTGGTGCCTGGATGGCGTTCATCCGGTAACCCTGATAAATGCGTCTGGTTTCCGGTGTGTCGGAATTGGATATGGTGATGCTGGTCATGCCGCCCGTTTCCTGTGAAAGGCGGTCAAGCGCTGCCCTCAGACGAACGTGCTCGTCTTCATCGAATGGTTTTCCGT